CGAACTCGTCCGTAACCGCGTCCCTTGCAGCCGCTAGGGCGGCCGTGGGGAACTTAGCCGTGTTGGAGAACGCGGGGTCGGAAGCTCGCAGGTCAGGCAGTGCGAACAGCAAACCGCCGACCACTTCGGCGGTAGTCGTCTGGCTTAGCGACGCCCCAGCCCACGTAACCGTTAGCGGTCCTAGCGCGGTTTGCGGGCCTAACGCGAACGTATAGACGCCGGTAGACGGCTCGTTAGCCGCGCCGGTAGCCACTGTGGCGCCCGCCGCATTAGTGACGGTAACCGTGACGGACCCGGCCTCGATCGGAGTCTCGTCCGTCATGAAGGTCGTGCTAAGCACACCTGAATAGCCGCGTATAAGCCTCATGCGCTAACCCCCCTCCGGGCATGAGAAAAGGGGCAGGCGTAAGAGCCTGCCCCTTCCTTAGCCAGCCGGATTACTTGCCGACCAGAGTCTTCAGCGAGCCGGTCAGGTCGGACAGGCCGCCGTCACCGCGCCAAGTGACCTTGTACGAAACCAGGTCGGAACCCCAGCCGTACTCGAAGCTCTTTTCCACCTGGACGCCGTTGACCTGGCGAACGTAGTAGGTGGAGAAGTCGCCGAACAGGACGCAGTTGTTTCCGGTCCCCACAACCGGCATGTTGATGTCGGTGTGGACCGGCTTCCCGAGAAGCATGTCCGGAGCGCCGGAAACCAAGCCGGGCTGCCAGAGGTACTGACCATAGGCGTCCTTGACGCCGCGCAGCTTGCCCACGGTGGCATCCGCCATCAGGAACTTCGCGTTCCCCCGGTAAGCGTCGATCACGCTGTAATACAGCGCGATGATGTCGTCACCGGAAATGGCGCCGATAGTGCCCATCGTGGTGCCCGCGTTGGCCGCGACAGTGGCGGTCAGAACGCCGGTCGGAGTGCCGCCGGTACCGGCGCCGACCAGAAGATCATGCGCGACCTGACGGCCCGCCATGATGCCCGCCTGCTGAGCGATGAAGCCAGCGATATCAATACCGCTGTCCTCAACCATCTCCTTCGACACCTGGACGATGACACCGTACTTCTTGGCGTTCAGGGTGAACTGGTTGAACGCCGCGTCGGAAGTCGGGAAAGCGGTGTTCTCAGGGACCGGCGCGACGGTCGGGCGGCCGGTCAGACGCGGGAACGTCATCGGGTTGCCCGAACTGGTGGTGATGATGGTCGGCTGGCACTGCCACACGCCGATGCCCGGGAGCATGTACTCCAGAACCCGAGCGACGAAAGTCGTCGGGATGGTGGCCCAGCGTTCGCAGCGCTGCCGGTGGTAGCGACACGGGTTTCAGCCGCAGCCAGCGCGGCGCGGGCCTCCTGGCCCGGCTTCATGTAGATGTCCTGGCCGATGGTGAGAACCTGGCCGGGCAGGGTCAGCGCCCGAATCTCGTCCGACAGGGACGGGCCGCTCTGCGCCTGCGGCTGCTGGTCGCCGGTGAACACGCCGGGCTTCGCGCCCAGAGCGATAGCGCGCTGACGCAGCTCCGCCGCGTCCCGCTCCCGCTCGCCCTCCTCCACGATGGAGCGGGCCTCCGCGCCGAGCCGGTTCAGGTCCGTGTCCATCTGGTCGAGCTGGCTCCGCTGCTCCGCGCTCGGCTCGCCGGTCAGCGAGTCCGTCAGCGCCTTGCGCTGCTCCCAGATCTGAGCCCGCTTCTCAAGCAGGGCTTCAGCCTGCGCCCCGTAGTTACTCAAAGTGGATACCTCCCCCAAGGGGCCGCCCCAAGGCGGCCAAACGAAAGAGGCCCACCCGTCAGGGGTGAGCCTCTGTGTGGTTTGGAGCTGGCCTAGAAGGCACGGCCCCTAAGCCGAATCGCGCGGAGCGCGGTCCGAAGTACGTCGTTGTCTTCCGGCGGGAGCGGGTTCCACGAACCCGTCATGTCCCGCTCAAGCTGTTCGGCCGACAGGTCCCAGCCGTGCGCGCCGGCCGCGAGCTGTAAAGCACGCGCCGCGGTCACCCCTGACTCGGTGTCTTCATAGGCCGGGTAGGTCACCGGGGACACGTCGAGTAGGTCAACGTCGATGAGGGTCCGCAGTCGGCCCCGTCCCTCGCGCTGCCAGTCGTCCTCACGGACGCGGAAGCCGAACGAGGATTGAGTCACGTCGCCGCGCTTCATCGACTCGGCGAGATCCCGCGCATAGGACGTGTCCGGCGCGTCCACCTCGTAGTGGAGACCCGTGCTGTCCTCGGCGAGCTTCAGCGTCCCCGACGCCGTACGCCCCAGGATGAACTGAGGGTCGTGATTGATGAGTGCCCTCACGTCCTGGCCCTCACGGAGGGCGCGACCGAACGCGCCCGACCGGATCGTTTCCACGAACCCGCCAAGGTCGTGTGACCTGGTGGCGAACTTCGCGGCGTAGCCGGTGAAGGTGAACCCCGTCCCCGAGCTGGTGATGTCAAACTCGGTCGAGACCGACCGGCGTTCGAGCAACGTCACTTCTTCTTCCCCCCGTTCTCGTCGTCCGCGTCCGGCTCTGTCGGCGCCGCCGATGGATCGGGAGCCGGCGGGGGGCTGTAAAGCTCGCCACCGTCCACCGTGCCGGGAATCTTCTTCCAGTCGCCCACGGTCGGCAGATCCTCATCAATGCCGATGATGTTCGCCGGGCGGTACCACTGGTTCCCGTCGCCGTTCGGAATCGGCGCCATGCCCTCTTCGGCGCGAACCTCGTCGGGACTCTTCATGCCGTTCTGAATGGCCAGCGCGTGAGCCTGGTAGCGCTCCGAGAGCTTCGCCCGCAGGCGAGCGTCCATGTTGAAGCGCATCTGTTGGAAGCCGGGCAGAAGGAAAGTCGAGATGGCCTGTTCGACGCGAGCCGCCCACGGGTGCAAGGTGTCTTGCGCCATGGCGTAGTTCTGTTCCTCAACGCCACGGCCCCAGGACGACGTAACCGCCGGGTCAACCCGATAGGCGGGCACCCTGTAGAACAGCGCGATATCGGCCTTCGTGTAGTTCCGCGTCTGAAGGAACTGGCTTTGCTCGGGCGTGATGGTGATCGGGTGCCACGAGGCGCCACCGGTCAGAACGCCGACCGCGTGAGAGTTGGCCACGCCCTGATGCTTCTTAACGAAGTCTTCCTTGAGGCGCAAAGCCTCTTCCTTGGTGGCCTTGCCGGGGTGCTGAATGATGCCGGACATGTAAGCGCCCTGCGAGAAGAACCGGGCTCCGAACTCCTCCGTCACCATGCCGATTCCGATAGCCTGCCGGGCCGCCTCAAGCGGGCTAAGGCCGGTCAGGTAGCCAGGCATCGACATGGCAGGAATGTGAAGAATCTCGGTCTGATCCATGTCTACGCCGTTGACGGAATAGACGATGTCCGTCGTGCCTTCCTTCGGGAAGGGGTAGACCCACGACGGGTGGATGGGCCACAGCTCGACCACATCCCCGGCGCTGTTGCGCAGGGTGTAGATGTACGCATTGCCCGCGACCAGCAGCGACATGAACACCCGCTGCCAGAAGTCGAACGGCGTCATCCGATAGTTGGGCTTGCGCAGCCACGTCGGGGCGCGCACAAAGGCCGTGGTGCCGTCCGGGTATTCCTTGAAGACCTCGATCGGCAGAGACGAGATGGCGTCCGTGATCAGGCCAACGCAGTAGTAGACCGCTGAGACCTGCATCGCGGTCTGCTCGTTGACGCTCTTGCCGGAGAAGATCGGGTCATTGGCCAGGAACGCGTTTCGTACCCAGTCAACCGGGGGTTGAGACGAAAGCCACCCGAGCCCCCCGGTTCGCTTTTCGATCCGAGAGAGAAGGCTCACCGGTACTCAGGCCCCCGCTCCGCGTTGCTCATCGTGTCCTGTCCCTTCGGGGACAGCGACCAGCCCCACAGGGCCAGCAGCGCGCCCAGGATCAGGAACCCGAGGGGCAGGTAGATGAGGCTCGCACCGTAGGCGATCACGCCGATTCCGGCGGACTCGATCAGCGAAGCGATCCACTCCAACGCGCGATTGCGCTTAGGCATCAGCACACCCCCTATTCGTCGGAGAGGCTGATAAAGCCCACGTCCGCATCATCCTCAGTGAAAGCAACGAAAAGCGCGTTCAGAAGCGCCGAAATGCCGTCGATCTTGTCGCCAGACTTGGACTTAGACGGCTTGAACAGGCCATCCGCCGTGTATTGAACTTCGACGTTGTCCGCCATCCAGCGGAGAACCGGATTGCCGCCGTGCCGGAGAACGCCCTCAGCCAAGAGGGTTTCCATCCACTTGCACGGGTCGGTCATTCGCGCCGACGTTTGCGGCGCCTTGACGCCCTCTAACCCGCCGTCTTCAAGCTCGGTAACCAGGTTGGTCGCGTTCCACGGGTCATAGCCGAACAAGTCAATGCAGAAGTCTTCGGCGTCCTTGCTGATCTCTTCCTTGACGACGCGGTAATCCGTCACGTCGCCATCGGTGATAGTCAGCCACCCCATATCGCGCCAGTACTCAAGCGTCGCACGCTGAACGCCACGGGCCTTGAGTGCCTTCGACGGCAGCCAGAAACGCGGCAGCACAGTGAAGCCCTCGGCCTCCGGGTCTTCCGGCGAGCCGGGGAACAACAGCACCCACGCCGTGAAGTCGGAAACGCTGGCCAGGTCGAGCCCGGCATAGCAGCAACGGCCCGCCAGGTGCTCACGCAAGACCGGTTCCTTGCCGTTGTTGTCCCACGTCTGCATGTCGAGCCAGCGCTCAGCCTGCGAAGTCCACTGATTCAGGCGGAAAACACGGAAAGCGTTCTCGGCACTGGGCTTCGCTTCGGCTTCTACGGCTTCGGCTCGCAGGTTGCTGATGTTCAGGAAGGAGCCGAGGGCGGGGTTTGCTGCGTACCATCCGGTTGCTGGGATTCCGCGCTCGGGGTCGGCGGGATGTCCTTCATCTCGCCAGTTCCAATCGCGCGGTGTATTTCGCAGGTACACAAACCGGGAAGGGTCGGCGGCAGGTGAGTTGAGGAGGTTTTCTCCATACTCGTGTTCCTCCAATGCGAAGCGGGCCGACGTGTACGCGGCCGTCGTGGTG